GTATTGTGAATGACAGTGATCTCAATAACTATGTTGAAAGTGGATTGCAATCGTCTATGTGAAATTATCTGTCTTAAAACCAATGGTGGACGAATATTCCTGCAAAGAATAATCCACTTCCTTGGACCGAACACTGGATTTCTTCCAAAGGTCTTCAGGGCGAGCCCCACAAACAGAAGTTGAGTCTCAATGTTGTGGGTGGTATAAACAAACAGATATGAAGAAAGGAGGAGTCCATCTGCTGGGTTCAAACTCTGATCTAAATGAAAATAACAACTGAATTGAAATAAGTCTTAATGGCCACTTCAAACTCAATTCCCGAGGGTAGCTTTCGGAAGACCCACCCTCCAATCCTTTTACTTTTTGAAGTTCTTGGCACTTGCAGGCAAAACAAAAATCAAATGCAAAAAAAGGCAGAGATTCTTCAGAAATATTCCTGACCCTTCACTCGTAAGAGAATCCTGAATCTGGAACTTTGCATGAAACTATTGTGTCTATGCCTCCAGAAGGATTGGCTCCTTATGCAAGTGTGGGTCAAGACAGAGGATGTTCGTTCTGGTAATCTAAGTGATAACACTGAACGATCTGTTCACGATGGTATGGATGAACTTGGTTCTAATTCCATTTGGTTCTCAGGATCGAGGTAGAACTTCTATTCGTAAAGAGTATACATACTTCTACAATTTTGTAAAAGGTGGTAATGATCGTCTTTCCAGTATGAAGAGAGAGACTATGTTTATCGAGTATGTCTTGAAGGATCGCATCCTCAAATCAACGGAGATTTTGATGCTCGTCAAAGATAAGAAGTTAGAAAAACGAAGTACAAAAATTAGTAAACAAAATGTTTCGGATGCATATCCTGACATTCAGTGGGGCGGCATGATCATAAAATCCTAAATAGCTAAAGGTGTCGCAAAAAGTAGATCCACGGTACCCTGAAGATCTTCAGAACTTTTTTAAAGTTTTATGATGAGAAGAACGCGAGATACATGTCGCGAGCTGTTCAGTGGTTGGAAGATAAACTTCCAGAAAAATTCCTAGATGAACGCAGAGACCGACTGGATTGGTATTTTTAGAACAAAACCACCAACTCCAGAAGTACTCGCATGTTCCATACTTCAATCAAGTAGATAACTACAGAGATGCACATAGAACTTGCAACAGTTCATCGTGCGCACGCGTCTGTGCATTCCTCAAACCAGGAAGCATTAAAGGGTGATGACGAATATGTCAAGAAAGTATTTGCGATTGGCGACACGACTGACCATGCGGTTCAGACGAAAGTTCTCGCAGGTTATGGAGTTAAGTCACACTTTAGTTACAATCTTTCTTTCTCTTGATATTGATAAAAGTCTTGACGCTGGGAAGCCTGTCGTTATTGGTATTCTTCATCAGGGGTCCTTTATCTGCGACTGACCTGGTGGACACATGGTTGTAGTCATCGGTAAGACACCAGATGGCAAAGGCTACTTCTGTCAATGATCCCATATGGTTCACTGCAATGACAACTACACTGGTCCAGTTACCAATGGTAAGAAGACCATTTACACTAAAGCAACGCTTAAATATCGTTGGTGCCCAGGTGGCAACTGATGGTTGGGGTCGTATTTTTGACTGATTACTAAACGAAGGAAACGCAATGGCAAGAGTAGATTTACACAACTTCTTTCAGTTTTATGATGAAAGAAATCCTAAATCATGTGTAAGCAGTTCAATGGTTAGAGGACAACTCTACCTGTTGAAAATCCTGGAGATAATGTTGAATGGGCTGAGATCTTATCGCGGAAAAGAGACTAGTGCTGCACCAGCCCTGCCGCTGCTGCAGCTCCAGTAGGTGGTGATGACGTTCCAATGATGGGCATCAAATTAATTAAAGAGTTTGAAGGATGCAGACTGAATGCATATCCTGATCCTCTTTCGGGTAATCTTCCAATCACTATTGGTTGGGGATGCAGCTGGTACAGAAGGATGGATCACCATTTAAGATGGGAGATAAAATTACTCAAGCAGAAGCAGATGAACTTCTGATTGAAGAGTGTAAGCATAATGTTCTTACCAGCACTTACGCAAAATCCCACATTGGAGTGAAATGTCAGATGGAAAAGAGGAGCTGCTGCAGTCTTCCTAGTAATCTTGGTGCCGGCTTTTACGGTGGCGATAACTTTAATACTATTACTAAACGACCTGAAGAATAAAGAGTGGGACTTGGTTTCCAATGCTCTTATATGTATCGCAATCCAGGTTCTAATGTAGAAGCAGGTCTTGCTAGCCGGTAAGGCAGAAGGCGAAGCGTGGAAAAAAGGTTAACCACACTCACTAACTAAAAATGGAACAAAACAAAAGGGAAAAATGTATGGGACAAGTTATTCGTATTGCGATTTTGAGTTGGTCTGCTGCACTTCTAACTGCTAGTTATGCAGGTATGTTATCCAAAATGGATCCTACCTTCATTGCAACAGTCTTCACAGCATCTGCTGCTACCTTTGGTATTAACACTATGAAGAAAGGTGGTGAGGATGATGAGAAGAAAGAAGAACCACGCAGAGAAGAAGTGGTTGTTGAAGTCCACCAGAACCTACTGCAGCGGTTGCAGAAGCGTCTGAATCAGTCTTGAAGCAAGAGTTGAAGCTATTGGAAGAAGGATCAAGTCCAACCACGCACATGAGCGTAATGGCAAAGTCTGCTAATAAAGGCAAAAAAGGTTCTGCCAATAATAATAAAGCAGAACCAGGGTAATGCTGCTGCTAACAGAAGGCAAAAGAATGGCGGAAAGAAAAAGTAAATCATGAGGTATTATGCCGCGAGAGTGGAATACTCCAATTCGTGAACCTTGGAATCCTGTAATCAAAAAATGCCTTGACGGTGTTGATGAACATGTCAAGGCATACATCAAAACAGGAGATGATTGGCATCTTATCACAAGCAGAAGTGTTAAGAAATTATGTAAAAACTTTGAAAACATGGATTCATAAACAAGAGGGGCGAGAATGAAAAAACTTTTACTGCAATCGGGTTATCATTGACATTAGTATTTCCAGCATTTGCTAATTCTATAGAAAAGAAACAACCCACTGTCCTTCCTTATAGTTTAGCAGCAATGGGATGTATGATACTCCGAGAATGTACAGAAGGAGTAGAACAATTTACACCAGAATCTATATTTTTATCTGGTAAAGAGTTTGATACATTCCGAGAAGAAATCAAATCTATTTTAGCAGGTTTGAATAAACTCAATGTTCCAGTTTATGTTGGACCAACGAGATACTTCACACCAAGAACCGTAGGTTTATACAAACCAGAATTCAATCGTTTCTTCGTGAATGAAGAACTACTCAAAGACCCTAGAGAGTTTCTAGGAACACTGCCGTCACGAAGGATGGCACACAGTTCAGGATTGTATGGGTGGTGGATTAAAAACATCATTTATGGCACAAGTTCATCAAGATTCAGAAATACCTGCCTGGGTAATGAAGATGACTAAACTTTCTTATGAGAGTATGGGTCAGGGTCGTGCTGTACCATGGGAGGCAGATGCTAACTGGGCAGAAGAACAATCTAATGTAACCGCACAGAAACTTGAAATGTGTGCAAAAGGTCCATTATGGGAACAGATTCGCCAACTCCGATGACGATGGAGTGGTTGATTGGTTGTGGATGGATGAAACCACAAGAAGGTTATAAGGAATATACTCCAAATAAGAAAGCCGATTATTGTGTAGAGGGTAAATATTGATTATTTTGAGTGAAACTTTTTGTATTGTTCTTGTTTCTCTTTTTTCTGTTCTTTCTTCAATACTTTATTGATTTTCTTGAGAGACTTTGTTTTCTCAAAGGCAAATAATATCTGTGTCTCATAAGGGGTAAGGTCTCTACTAAGAGTTTCTTACCCCTTACAAATATCTGTTGAACAATAGGTTTCATCTTACCTACCATCCATTCCACCAAAGATTTACGGACAAGAGCCGCAGCAACAGAAGCAGTAGCAGTGGTGCCAGCAAGTATAACCTGTTCTTTAGGTGGGACTGGAACTTGTCCGATGATTGGTACTTCAATGACGGGTACTCCTAAGTTTGTTTGTTGATTTGTATCTCTGATTAATTTTCCGATTACCTGAAGTGACTCTTGAGGAACCTGAACCTGTGGTAGTATAGGTTTACTATCAGGAAGTCCTCTAGTCTTTTCTTCTTTTCTTCTTGTTGTTTTTGTCTGTTCTGCTTTTACTGCAGCATCAAACTCTTCCTGAGTTGGAACATCAATAACTGGATAGTTCAGAGTTGGATTGGGAATGTTGACAATCGGAAGTTCCAATCCATCAAATCATAGTACTTCTCTGTTCTGCGAGTTACAGGAGGTTCTATTGTTGGAATGATAGGTGGGCTTGATTCACTTCTTATTTGGATTGGTTTGATTTCCATTTGCTACATTCCTGAACTCTTGGATACCTTACAACTACATCAGCACATATTTTTGCATAGGGACTCTCTGGATGAAACGATATTCCACTCTTCATTGCTTCACCACACTTTAAGTAATCTAACAAGTTCAAAATCAAGTCTTGCTTTGTCTGCTTCTGCATCGTTGTCTGCGATATTCATCTGTACGAACTCTTGATTTACAAAGTTCCTGTAATGACTCCGTCAAGGGGTAATTGAAAGACCTGCAGATATTCCTGCATTGATTGATCCAGTTTGATATGTTTCTGGATCTTTACTTCAGATTTAAATTGTTATAACCAAAGGTTTGAAGGTTTAGTGTCGGACCTTGACAAGAAGCTCCATTACCATAAGTGTTGACAGCAAAAGGACCCTGCAAGCACTTGAACTGCCTGGTTGGTTACATTACCAGTAGCAGATGCTGAGGGTCCTGCAATATTTGTATTAGATCGGTGCTGCTTGGGCAAATACAGGAGACCAGCAGATAAGATTACTGTGTAAAGACTGATATAGAGTTTGTAGCAGAATCTTCTGGTAGTTTTGCGATCTATCCATGTTTCTTTCGCAATTCCAGGAGTCAGAGAAGTCTCACTGAACTGGAACGGAGCACCTTGCGTTATGAATTGTATAGTTCGCACCTGGACCTGGACGGGCAGGGATATTAATATTAGTACCAGTGACTGTATAGGATGTCCCAGTTGAATATTCTATTTGTTTAATAGTTTCAACCACTTCAGTATGAGTTTTAGTCTCAGAAGTAATTGTGCCACTCGTAAAGTTGGGCAGTGACGGGATCCAGCTAGAGCGAGGGAGATATAAGTCCCGCTAGCAGGCAGAACGGGAGTTATGATTGTCTCACTTGAATACGCTTAACTCAACGGTTCTTTGAGCGGTTCCAGTTGCTACCAGGACCACCTGCAGTGATTGTAGGAACACCAGTTGGGGAAAGAGTACCTGCAAGAGAACCTGCAGAACCACCTAACTGAGTAGTAGAATCCCCATAAAGGTTGGGAGAAGCAATTGTTCCAGTAGCTGCCGACTGATTGGTGACAACAGTATCTGCAGTGACTGATGTTTCAGAGAAACTAAATGCTGCACCATTTGTGTTAATGTTATAAGAACCAGCGTTTCCAACTCCTCCAAGAGTTGTAACATTGATATTAGTACCTGATGCATGAGTAGGAATCACCTACTCTTGTAGATTGTACCGCTGCACCCTGAACACCTAATTGTACGGAATCAACTATTTTAGATGTAATTTCAGCTAGCACTAACAGGATTGATTAAGAATAACGAAAAGACAGAGAAGTAATCTTTTCATCGTTCTAGATAATTTGGGCAGTTTGTTATGGAATGTAATTTACTAAGACCGTACTAAGATTTCCAGCATTATCCACATTCAATCTATATCTAGTTCCGTTGGGAGATGTGAGTGTTACAGTAGAAACTCCGATTGTAACTCTACCGACTCCCATTGGGCCCAGTTGATGTAATGTTATCTCCAAAATTAAGTTCTCTTGCAACACCTTTTCTAACATTATTATCCAATACTTCAAGACCACCAACCAGTGCAGTTACATTAGTGAGTTGAGATCCATCTCCAACAAATTGGGTAGCTGTGACTGACTCCTGTTGATGTTATATTTCTGACTTCTAAATGTTCTGTGGTTGTGATGCCAGGTACTTAAAACTCCACTAACATTAATTCTTGGCGATCCTGTTAAATTTCTTGCAAGTGTCAAGATTCCCGCAGTACTTGCATAACTTATGAGACTAAATCCATCACCAAAACTATTATAAATTTCGGTAAAATTACTATTAATTTTACCCATTGCAATTCTTAATGGATCTCCCTGACCATCATTAGGATTACTGCCTGTTTGGATCCCAAGTCTAGACATTAATTTTCCTCAGTCTTTCCCTATTTTTATATTTATTGATGCCTATAACTAGTGAATAGAATGATTTAAAATCATGCAGTTTAACTTTAATTTTGGTAATAAAAAACCAAGTATAGTTCAGTATGCCTATGAGTGGGTTCAATTCTTTCTATCATTATATCACTACTCTCTGGATTTCTCAAGATTGATGAGAAAAAAATTTGGGAGTTAGTTGATGAGATTCAAAGAGCATTACATATACAAATAGTTAATGATCTTATTATTAATGATCCAGAACTTTTGAATCGAAGAGTTCACAGAGATGTGGATAGAACTATTGATCAAGTTACTCCAGAATACAATCGTATCATTGAAGAATCTAATAAGAAATATAAACCAAAGTATATGGACTTAGAAAATGATGAGTCTTTATGTCACTCAGAGAGGAGTGTAAGAAACTTGCACCACCAATGAGATTATGTTCTCCAGTTTTTGAAGGGACTGATTGTGATTGGAAGCCAGAGGATAAATAAATAACATTATAAGAGTACTTTTGTTGCAGTAAGATGAGAGCGGATCAAATTCAGGGTCTCACTGAGGCCTGTTCAAAGGTTCATGCGACCCCTGAGGTTCTTAGTGAAGAAATAGAACAACTTGATGAAAAACCTGGGCAGCCCAGCAAGATTTTGGGACAGCAACATGGGAAAATTTGTAACAAAAGTTTCAAATAGCGCAAGGCTGCAGGTGAATATTTAGCTGCATCTCCAGAAAGATAGCTGAACCATCAGTTAGAGCAGGAGTAGAGAACACCACAAACTGGATTTTCTCATGTTCCAGGTACTGGATAAGCTCCCAAGTTCAACTGCAAAACCAACACGAAGAGAAACTCCCGCACAAAGAGAGGCAAGAAGTATCAAGAGCCCAAGATACTACCAATAGCCGCAGCGGATAAAGCAGAAAAAGCAAAAGCAGACGCAAAAAGAAAACCGGAATCCAATAGACCAACCCCTGTAGTGGAACTCCATCAGGATCACCTGGCGGTACTCCAAGTAATGTTATTTCTGCAAAAAATATTGCTGGTCAATCTCAGAAGGTAACCGTTGGTAGAAAATATGGTGCAACTCTTGGTGGTCAGAAAGGAAATGTAACTTATGATTCTTCTGGTAAGAGAACTTTTGTTCGCTGATAAACCATCTACTGCATCTGAAAAACCAACAAATACTCCTGCATCCAATAAACCATCACCTTCCTCAACTCCTGCAGCAAAACCAAGTGCTATGGATCAGCGGGCAAAGGCCAAATCCAAAACTTCCTGCTGCCCAGCTGCAGGAAAGTGCAAGAATTCGTGGAACTTCACAGACTGATAATCCTTTAATGAAGGATATGAGATCAAAAATGTCCATGACTCCTTCAGTTCAAAGTCCAACTCTTTGCAAAAGATTTGGGAAAGGGTGGTGGAAATCAATCTCTATTGAACAATCCTAACACTTCAAAACTACTCCACCAAAACCTGCACCTGCACCTACAACTGCACCAAAACCAACAGGTTTTGATCTTGCTAAGAAAAGGTGTAAAATCTTGCACAATCCTTTGATGTCTTTGATGTAGTTCTGGGTCACCTTCTAGATGAAGGTTATGCAGAGACCGAACAGAATGCACTTGTAATGATGGCAAACATGAGTGAAGAGTGGAGACAATCCATTATCAACGAAATTTCTAAAGAACTTGCAACCAAAGCATTTGCCATTAGATCAAGAGATGCGTTTGAAAATGAAGAAGTTGAAGCGATTAAAGAATCTCAGAAGACTCGTGAGAATCCAGAGGATCATGACAAAGAAGAAAAGAGAAAGTACGAACCAGTTCGTGGTGAGAAACTCCTATGCCACCAAGAGGTGATAAGCGTAGAGAGGACTTTGAGAAGTGGTACGCAAAACATGTTCGTTGAGAACAATTAAAATATAACTCAGGGGGTTGACTAACCCCCTTTTTCATTGGTAAAATAACTCTGTCCGGGGTTCAAAGGATAAATAAGGCTTAGTGATTTAGAGAGCTTATGAGTTATGAAAACCCTTGGAGGTTCAATGGGGAAATTTTTGAGTCTTCTGATATTCAAGATTATTTTGGTTTTGTATATCTTATACTTATTAAGTAGAATTTCTATTAATCAACTATCCAAACACTACCTTCTTGTAACTTTTGTTTGTATGTTTGGAACCCTATTTTATTTTCTTTCATATAAGATACTATACTTTCCCAAGTTTTATTTCCATCCGTTAGAATAATATTTCTTGATGTAGTAAGTTTTTGTTTATGTTCTTTTGTTAATTTAGTTCCATACATAGGATTTCCTTCACCAGAAAACATTTCACTTAACTTTTGTCTAACTTCTGGTCTCTTTGCTGGATTATTATCACCAGTCATAAATTTTCTTTTATCCTCTCTATATTTGTCATTCCTTAGAACTACTTCATATATTCCTACTCTTTCACTTACAAAAAATCTTCCTTCAATATTTGTATTGTAGTACTCATCAGTCATTAATACATCTCTTGTAAATTAGCTTAAGTTTCAAAATAAGACATAGATTTTTTATGAGGACACAAATAAAGAATTTCTCTTAAAAAATTTTCTTTTCCTAGTATTTTAATATCTTCTTTTAATTCATCACAAGAACCATAATAATTTTTCCAATCACATTTCTTTTGTTTTTCTGCGTCCAGTTTTTTTATCTTTTTGTCTGGTCCAAAAATGTTTTTTACCCACATATTTTCTTTCATTAGTTAAGTTTGTAATCAAATAAACAAAACCTTCCATATTTTTTGGAACTTCAATAAAGTCTTTTCCATCGTATTTCCATTCCATAAAAAATATTTTTCTACCTTATATTTTTTATTTATGCTAGAAAGTATTTTTAAAATACCTTGACAACCAGTAAGGTCTTTGGTATTATTGGCCAGTACTGGTCGTTACTACAGGAAGGACTACTTTCATGGAACATCAAATGATTGATCAAGAGGAAAACCTTAAAGATAGTATTATTGATCGTCTGCACTACCTCGCAGAGATGGGTGATTATTTGAACGCATGTGCCTGTTTACTGAGGAGTTTTGTGTAGACTAGAACCATGAGTAATTGACAAAACCTAAATAAAAACTTATAATGAAAAAGCCCATGAGGTGGGTTTTGTCATAATGAGAATTTGAAGTGACATTTAGAGCTGTGGGCAATGCCCTTTGAGAGAAGGGTGTACCCTTCTCTATACGGATGTAAGAGTTCAATCGGAGTTAATGCAACAATTTCTTTACAGGTAGCCTGCCCTTCTGGCAACGGTTACAACCAGTACTGGCAACACTGCCATACCCAGAGTTACAAGATGCAAGGGCTACGCCTCCTGTCCCAGGACAGCCGCTTTTCGATTATTAAGGAATCTCACCTGTTAATGGTCAGAAGAACAGCAATCCGCGAGGTTGCATTACCAAACCAGAGAGAAGGCTAATTTGTAAAGGGTGTAATGAAAATGAGAATGAAGCCTGAAATATTTTCAGGATCATTGGAATTAAAGACAGAAACGCCCTTGCTACCATCATGGGTAATATTAGACAAGGAATCAACTTTTGTTCCTAACATTTGTGAAGGTGGTAGTAGAACCGGTCTTATTCATACCTGTTAGGGTGGTTATGGACTGATTCAGTGGACATCTGCCAACAGATATTATGGATTGGGTGATTTTGCTAGAAAGTATGGTGGTTCTCCATCATCACTTGATACGCAACTTCGTTATCTTACAAACTGAAGTTCAGTGGCAAAAGATTGAGGAGAAGATGAAAACTCCTGGCAAATCAATCTATCGCTACATGGACTATGCGTATGATTGGATCGGATGGGGCATTCATGGTGCTCGTACATCGTATGCACATAAATATGCTTCTCAAACTGATCAATGGTAGAAGTTTGATACAATAGAATAGGAGGGAGGGGTTGACAACACTCCTCCCCTCTCCATACTCTAAATATGGAGAGGTGTCCGAGTGGTTTAAGGAGCACCTGGAAAGTCTGTGTGGGGCAACTTCACCGAGGGTTCGAATCCCTCTTTATCGTTGAAATTGAACCTTTATTTGGTAACACTGCTTCATGAGAGCAAGAGTCCAAACCTTGTGTAAGTCCTGCCCATCCATGCACTCTGAGGCACAAACAGGAGGAACTCTATGTCTTGGACAGTCAGATGGATACAGCCGCTCTGCTTGCTAATGAGTTGGTCGGGTGGTCTCCAGTTCCTCCATAGCTCGACTTTTTAACAGAAAAGCTCTTATAAATAAACACACTTAGGTCGAAAACAATGTCTAACCAAATGCCAACAAACAGTTTAGTATTCTCGATTGCCGCTATTGGCATATTGAGGGTGCTCCCCTGTTTGCAAATATGGAAAGACATATGTAAGATGTAATCCATAAAAGTAAATAAAGGGGAGAGAAACCAAAAGTTTCCTCCCCTTTTTTGTTGCCTGTGACGGTTTCCTGAAGTGTCCACCAGTCCCTACCCAGAGACCAAACGGTGGTATTCTAATCAAGTGGTCGAGAGACCAGAACCTAGACAACTGAATAATTACCACATTATATGGGTCTGTAACTCAATGGTAGAGTAACTGGCTTTTAACCTGGAAGTTGAGAGTTCGAATCTCTCCAGACCCATCGTGGGAGGATTTCCGAGTGGCTTAGAAGGAATCTGACTGTAAATCAGACGGCTTTGCCTTCGCAGGTTCGAATCCTGTCCTCCCACCTTGACCCTATAGTGAAGTGGTCTATCACGCATCCCTGTCACGGATGTATCACGAGTTCAAATCTCGTTAGGGTCGTTGGAGATTTATCTCCATATTCCAGGTAATCTAACATTCTTTTAGATTACTCTGCGTGTTCCTATCGACTAGCGGTTAGGTCATCACCCTTTCAAGGCTGGCAGCACGGGTTCGAATCCGTTAGGAATACTATCCAGGTGTAGCTCAGTTTGGTAGAGTCCTCCGTTTGGTGGAGTTGTCGGAGGTTCAAATCCTCTCACGGACACCTAGTTGGGTTGGTGTAATTGGTAACATCTTGGTCTCCAAAACCAAAGTTCAGAGTTCAAGTCTCTGACCCTTCGCCTGTCCTTTTAGTCGCCTAGTGGATTAAGAGCAGTAGGTTACCGAACCTATGTGTCGGGAGTTCAAATCTCTCAAAGGACAGCTTGACAACTGAATAATTTTTTGTTACTATATATTATGTTCAAGAGGATGCAAAGTCTGTTGCTTCGGACTGGGGTTCGACTCCCCACAACTCCATGACAAGGGGTTGCCAAGGTTTCGACGAGGTGGTAAGGTTGTATCTGTAGACGGGACAAAAAACAAACGCAAACAACATTGTTGCATTCTCTCGCAGTAAGTCCACTGCCCTAGTTTAGAGAGATGGGGTGATAACAGCCCTGTAAAGAAAGTGTTACGGTGCCGTGAAACGGCAGCCTTATTGTGGGGAAGTGTAAAGGTTGCACAGAAGTCTCATAAGCTCCAGGTAGGAGGTTCGATTCCTCTCCCCGCCACCAAATTAAACACACAAACACACAGGAGTAAAACAATGACACCTTACGAATTACGATTTGAGATCTTTAAACAAGCATATCATATGCTGAATGATGAGTTCTGCAACAAATTTGATGTTGCTAGGGAATGGAATGAAAAGGTTGGTAAACTGGAACTAGAACTTCCAGAGTTTCCATCTTTGAATCAAGTTCTACAACAAGCAGAAATCATTAATGATTTTGTAAGTTCCAAATAAAATAGTGGGTGGCAACACCCCCGTTAGTATTCCTTTGTAGGAAGTGCAACACCTCTCGCTGGTTTAGTCTGGATGATGTGAAAGGCGATTCTGTCCGCACATAGAAATCCCTCCTACCATCATTCCCATCGACCGAGCAAGCGAACGGACCCGACTGTTAATCGGAGATTGGTAGGGGCAGTACCTACGATGGGAGTTTATGAGTTATTATTTTTATAAATAATAATATAGTTACTGGTTAGAAATGTCTAATAAAGAAGCAGTTTCGTACTATCGAAAACGAGCAAAAACATACGCTACAAAAGCATTTGGATCTAAATGTGGTATATGTGGTTATGATAGATGCGTTCAGGCATTAGATTTTCATCATATAAACCCAGAAGAAAAAGTTTTTAATCCTTCTATGGGTGGAGTAACTAGATCTTGGGGAAATACTTTCTTCTGAACTTCGTAAATGTGTTTGTTTATGCTCAAATTGTCATCGTGAAGTTCACGCTGGTGTAACCGATATTCCGAAAAATATTATTAGATTTGATGAAAGTTATGCTGAGTGGGACTATGCTAAGAAGGCAACACCTAAAGAAAAAGATAATTGTCCCCAATGTGGAACAGAAAAACTGATAACACAAAAATATTGTTCGAACAAATGTGCTTCTACTGCTAGAACAAGAGATTATCCACCTTTGGATGAATTAATTTCTTTGGTTAAAAAGCACGGATACACTGGGACTGGAAGATTATTTAATTGTAGTGATAATGCTATAAGAAAGCGAATAATGGAGAGCAAGAAAAACTTGACAAATACTTATAAGTATGGTAATATATATTTCTTGATAGGGTTGGAAATGTCCGATTCTATCATATCTTCACTGCCCTCTAATGCAGTGAAACTTGCAGAAAGTGTCTTCTGCGGGTGACGGGCACTCGTTACCCATTCGTCGCTGCTGGCGGAATTGGTAGACGCGCTGGGTTTAGGTTCCAGTGAAGTAATTCGTGGGGGTTCAAGTCCCTTCAGTCGACACTTGACAATTAAAACTACATAAGTTATAATTGTCTCATAATGCGGGTATGATGTAGCGGTAACATGACATCCTTCCAAGTTGTTCTCACCGGTTCAAATCCGTTACCCGCTCTCGGGAGATTAACTCAGCGGTAGAGTGGCCTCCTTACAAGTGGTAAGTCACTGGTTCGATTCCAGTATCTCCCATACATAAATACTTCAAAGTATTTGGTATAATGGAAAAACTTTTTAAACTATTGAGTGATGCACAAGCCTCTCTCTTTGTCTTGTTTCACAAGACATGGGCTTATCACTGGAATGTAGTTGGAGAAGATTTTCCACAACTTCATACCTCTTTGAAGGTCAGTATGAGACTATGTTTGAAGAGATTGATCGTCTCTCCGAACACATGAGGTTTTTGAATATCAAACCACTCAATAGTTTAGAAAGGGTTGTAGAAGTTTCCAAAGTAAAAACTGGACAAAGTACAACTGATTGTCATAAAATGGTCAAAGATCTTTTGAAATCAAATCAAGATCTCTGTGATCTGTTTACTGAAGTTGCTGAAGAAGCTGATGCACAGAAATCGAGAGCAACTTCAAATCTTGCAGATGATCTAAACGAAACTCATGGTAAGTTTGTTTGGATGTTGAGGTCTTATCTAGAAACTTCTCCTGGACTTGCTAAGGAAGAAGTTGAGGAAGAACTGGAAACTTCGGAAGAAACTTCGGAAGAAACTGAGGAAGAAACTGAGGAAGAAATTTGTAGAAGAATCTACAGAAGAAGTTATTGAAGAAACAACTGAAGATTGATTAAAGGTATAGTACAATGTTAAAAGTAAGATGTAAGGTGTGTAACACCCAGTTAGAGTCGCATCCAACAAAAGTTGTTTGTTGTGGATGTGATAATATGACACTTGTCAAAGGAGACACGATTACTGCTGTCTGACCTAAATCAAGTTGTTATGTTAAACTCAGTAAAGGAAAACAAAAAGGATAGTTTGTTCAGTGCATCTGAACTTGCTTTCAAGAATCCAGACCAGCTCGCAAGGTTCGTAAACTGGATTTTGAAATCCGATAGGAAGATTGGCAGAGTGGCTTAATGCAGCGGTTTGCTAAACCGTGAGGGTAAAACCTCCGTTGGTTCGATCCCAACATCTTCCGTTGGAGAGGTGTCCGAGTGGCTTAAGGAACTTGTCTTGAAAACAGCGTGTTAAATAGCGACCGTGGGTTCAAATCCCACTCTCTCCGTTTAGAATTACTACAAATTTAATAATTGCTTAATGAGTGTTACGAGTTGAACACAAAAGGTTGCACTTTGAGCTTTAGTGATTAGTATATACTTATGTACAATTCAATAACACTATGGACGATCACACCTATAGTAATTGGGTTAAGATTAAAGAGACTTTTGCGAGCCTCTGGAAATCTAGAAAATATGTTCTACAAGAGTAGCATGTGAAATCGTCAAAACGCGAAGAGATCCTCTAGCGAAGTTTCTTGGAGATAAAGATGACTAACTCATGACTGGAGATTCAAAGACGAATGCTTTCAAAAGAGGCATACTTGTTGAGTTCTTTGGTTAGAGTTGGAATTGTAATCACACAAGATGTTTATGAGTTTTGTGATTTTACTTTGAGTCAAGGATGGACACCTCCATCAAATTTGCATGAATGTGATAATCAAACTTTGGAAATGTATCGTTCCTATTTGAGGGAGGTTAAAAATGGATAAAGAACACAATGAACTTGTAAGTCGTTCCGAAGTTCAGGAGATGATTGATGCTGCTATACGAAGGCACAATAGGAATGCTTCCTTATTTCTATGTGTGTTGGTTGGGTGGTTCTTTCTTTATTTGCTGAAGGACTGCTAAAGACTTATTGGCGTTATTCCACCAGTACTACCACTGACTCAACATTACGCTGAAATAATTGGCATTGTATTGCTATTAGTTTTTGCTGCTACGATGTTCTATCAAGGCACATGTATTATGAAAGGTCAACGAGGATATTCCCTTAGAGACTATTTGAATCAAGATAGAACGAACATGCGTAAAAGAATAGAAGAACTACTCAAGGACAAATGATTCACTCTTACAGAAGAAGATTTACAAGAACTAAGAGAAAGAGTTCTACAACAAAAAATGGATGAACTATTTGAAGAACCATCTACATACGAGGACGATGATGATTATTGGAACCTGGCAAGAATTTATTGATTTTCTTGGCAAACAAATTTTGATTTTTATTGTGTTTATGTGTGGACTTATCGTGGGATATGTGTACGGTATTAGAGAAGGGGGAGATGATTAAACTAGCTTTTCTAGTGTTTGTGTATTTGGATCAATTCGGACTATTTGTTATTTGGGGACTCAGGACACGCTTATCCATAAATTGGAGAGGAACAAATGAAGATTTTTCTAGATACGGCTGATGTATCGTTTATTAAACCAGCCTACCAGACGGGGTTAATTGATGGAGTCACTACGAACCCATCACTCATTCTCAAAAGTGGTAGACAACTTCAAGAAGTTATTGGAGAACTTTCTAAGTTTGAAAGCTTACAAAGTATCTCTGCAGAAGTTGTTGCAGAAACCGCAGAAGAAATGCTTTCAGAAGCACAAAAGTATTATTCAATTGCACCAGCAGTTACCATTAAGGTTCCCTGCACTGTAGAAGGACTTAAGGCATGTAAGTTCCTTTCTGGTATTGGTGTGCAGACAAATGTAACTCTTGTGTTCTCGGTATCACATGGAATTCTTGCATCCAAGGAAGGTGCAACATATATCTCTCCATTTGTAGGGAGATGGATGGACAATTCAATTGATGGCATAGAGATAGTTAG